AATGCGTTTAATATCAATTTAAAAATAGTAAGAAAAAAATAATTTAAAATTATAAGAAAAATTTTAATTTTATAAAAACATAAACATTTTTATGAAATTTTCAATATTTTTATGAAAATAATAATAAAATATATTTTATAATTCACTTTTATTATATGTAGTATTTCCTTTGTATTTTTCGGAGTTTACGAAGGAAAATACAAAGGAAAATACTTTATAAAAATTTTACTAATATATATAAATTTTTATTTTATTTATTATAATATATAGATGAACTTAGAAGAAAATAGTAATAATAAAGAATCATTATTTGTTATAAATGATGATATACTTTCTGACTATTGTTTTAATTTTTTAGGAGATTTAAAAGATAACAAAAAAAAATTATTTTATTTATTTACTTTATATATTAAAGAAAAAAATAACCATAATTTAGTAAAATTAGGTGAAATACTAACTCATATTTTGAATACTCAAGATAAAAAAAATAATATTTTAAATAAAATTATTAGTATTGAAAAAATTCATAGTAGTTTTTATAAAAATGTATCAAAAATAAATAAAATCACTTATCAAAATAATAACAAAATAATAATAAAAATACATAAATATACTACTAATATACTAAGTAGAAATCATAATATATTATTATCAAAATCATTTATAGAATACACTATACAAAGTATATTAAATTTTATTTATACAAAATATATACCTAAAATTGATCATATGTTACTAAATAAAGATAAATTTAATATAGTTATGGATTATTGTGAAGGTGTTACATTAAGTGATTTTTTATTAAAAATTTTTCCTAAAGATGATAAAATAAAACAAAATAAACTAATATTAAATATTTTATTATATTTATCTGAAATTTTATACACATATCAATTTAGATGTAATTTTGTTCATGGTGATTTAATATTAGATAATATTATAATAAATTATGATAAAAGTACATATGAAATAATTGGTATTAAAATAATTGATTTTTCTTCATCGAGTATTCAGGTTAAAATAAACGGAAAATCATATACTATATACGATGGTAGTAAAAGATCACGTAATAATATTTCAGGAAAGTCTTATGTAGATACACTTTTAAATACTAATATATCTAATTTAAATACATTTAATACTACAGTATTTAATAGAGAATTTGCTTTATCAACAGATTTATTTTTAGTATACATGACATTATTATGGGGTGGTCAATATGGACTTGATATTATGAGCTATGATTTTAGAATAGATTTATTAAGGTTGTTTGGTTTAGATGAAAATATTGAATATATTGAAAATTATAGAATAAGTCAATTAACATTATATTATGATAAATATAAAAAATTCATTAAAAATGATATGATGAAAGAACTTTTAAATCATGTTATAAATTATTTAATATGTATAAAAGAAATAGATGCACATAGAGAAACATTAAAATATAGTACTATTAGAACTTATAAAAATAATGCTGCTACTTCTATATATGTTCCAACTAAAATGTATAAAATAACTGAAACTCAATTAAAATCTGAAAAAAATAGACTTAGAAATATAGTAAAAAAATTTATTGATGAAAATATAAGTAAATTAAATAACCAACAAACAATAGATGTATTTAATGATATATCAAATAAAATATCACAAGAAAGAAATCATACTCAAGCAATATGGGGTTTAGGTACGGTAAATATGGAATATATAATTAATCAATTAACACCGATTGATGATAGATATTTAATACAAGTAAACAAATTCAAATCATTTATAAGTTATAATGTTTATAATTATGCTCTAAGTATTGTATGTAAAAATAAAAAAATTAGAACAAGTATATTTCCTAATATACCTTATAATAGATTTATGCCATTAAATTTTAGAAATGCATTATTATCTAAATTTAATGGTACATTATTTAAAATAAATGAAAATAATCAAATTATCAATACCCCATATATTATTGATATTAATGTAAAATTAGGATATTTAAACAGTTATGGAATAAATAATATTTTTGGTATAGATACAATAACAAAACTAATTCTATTAGATTTAATATTTATTATATTAAATATACCAGATGAAAATATTGAAGCTAAATGTTTTTATATGGATAAGATTAACTTACTATTAAAGGATACTTTTTATGATAATTCATATAATGTTGATGATAAATTAGAATTTATTGGAAAAGGTGCATATGGTAAAGTTTATCATATAAATATTAATAATAAAGTTATAAAAAAAATAGAACAAAATGATAATGTTGTAAATATTATTTTTGAATATATAATTGGATATTATATATATAATAATTCTAATAAAAAATATAAAAAAAATATACAACATACATATTCTTTATATATCAATAATGAATCTATATCTATTTTTATTGAAAATAGCAAAAGTGAAAATACAATTGCAATAGAATATTTTAAAAATAATTTTAATAATAATGATTTTTATAAAGCAATGATTAAATTATGTTATGTATTGAATTATTTACAAAATGAGTTTAATTTTATCCATAGAGATCTTAATTTAAAAAATTTTTTTATTAAAAAAGATTTTGATATTACATTAATAGATTTCGGATTTTCTTCATTATATATTAATACACCATTTGGCAAAAAAATATTATTAGATTTTTATGATGTTAGACGAAATTTACAACGTAAAATAATATATGATTATAAACAAAAATATGGTAAAATATATGATATAATATATTTATTACTTTTTATATTTAAAACTCAATTATGCGATGACATACATTTTCCAAAATCATTTTTAAGAATATTAAATAAAAATTTTTTTATAAATGGTAAATTTATAAAAGTTTTGCAAAATGCAAATATAACTTATGCAAGAAAACCTATTAATAAAATGACACAATGTGATATAGATTTTTATACATTAACAAGTGTAAGATATATAACTTATATGGATAATTTTATAGAAGAATTAAAAAAAAATGAAAATTTTAACACAGAAAATGAAGAACATTTTATAGAAAAATTTATACCAGAAAAAACAGAAAAAATATTTGAAGATCTTTTATTTTCATCCAAATATATCCCACAAAATAGCGTTTCATCAAAAAGAAATAATATTTTTAGAATAAGTAATTGATGTTTATCTCTCTATAAATCATTATATAAATAGATTATTTTTGCAATTTATAAAAAAAATATATGTTTTAAGTATAATATATGAATATAATTAATAGTGACATATTAATTATTAATAAAAATAAAAATATAATATTAAAAAATATAAATAAATATGATAAATTTGATTTTAAATTAAATAATAATGATTTAATTACTAAAGCATTTGATTTTTTTGAAAATAATAAATGTTTATCTATATATACAAAAGAAATATTTTGGTTATTTATAAAAGAAACAATATTACCATCCTTTTTTAAATGTATAAATAATAATATATCTTTTAAGGATAATATTATTACATTTAATGATAAAAAATATTTATCAATTAATGATAGTTTTATAGATATTGATTATAATTTATTTATAGATTTTAAAACTATAATTAATGAATATTTAAATTGTTCACACAAAAAAAATATAAATATCATTTGGACAAAATATAATATAGACAATATTAAATATAATATGACGTATATACCTAATAAAATTAAATATAAAATTAAATATATTCATTATAAAAAAGATTATATAATTGATGAAAAAATAAATCCATCATTAATTCATATAAATTATGAAAATTTTACTAAAATAAAAGAAAATATTAAATCTGATATTTTTAGAATTAGTTTTGAACAATTATATTATTATACTGAAAAAAAAAAATATATTGAATATTTTAATGATTTTAATAAAATTTTTTATTTTACTCTAAAAAACATACAAAAATATGGATGTATTACTATTGCATTATTTTGTTTTTTACATGAAAATTATTTAAATTATATTTGTTATATATTAACATATTTTCAAAAAATTATTATAAGCAGTCATAATTATTCTTTAACAAATTATATGTCAATTTATCCTAGTATACAATTAAATGCAATAAATTATAATGGAAAAAAAATAAAAAAATTTAATCCAAAATATAATTATAACGATAATAATTCAATTAAAATTAAAGAAGAATTAAATATATATATTAATCGCATAGTTGATAAATTTATTACAGATTATATAAATAATAAAGATATTTATAAAACATCTTTAGAAGAAATATTTTTAAATAATATAAATAATATTAAAATATATTTATTAAAGCTTAATATAAAACAAAATTTATTGTTAAATAAATATTTTAAGAAATATGATAACAATTTATTATTTGATTTAAATTTTTTTATCAAAATATGTATTAATTACAATATATTAAATATATATTATTTAGAATATACTGAATATGTAGATTATTTAATTAATATTATGAAACCACAATATGAGAAAGATTTTAAATATTTAAAATATGAAAAAAAAGAAAAAATATTAAATAATGATTTACTTTATTTAAATACTAATGATATATCATTAAATTCAAAAATATTGTCTAAATTTAATAATATTATTATTAAATCTAGTTTAGCAAACTTTTTTGAAGATTTTTATATTAAAGATAAAAATGAAAATTATTATTTTTTAAATAAAAATGAATTTATAGGTAATTATAAATCAAAATAATTTACAAATAATTTAAATTCCAATGGTGTTATGTTAGCATCATTTTTAATATGCTCATCTTTATATATTTCAATTAATTTATTATATAAATCAATATAATAAGTTTCATTTGTTTTTTTAAATAATTTTATAATAATATGATATAAATTATTATTATTAAAATCAGTTAATTTATTGGGATTAATATCAATTAATTTAATATAATTTATTATTTTTTTTATATTTTTTTTATCTTCAATTTCTTTTTTTATAAAATTAAATTTATAATAATTTTCATATTTCAATATTTTATCAATATTTGTTTCCTCTAATTTTTTAGTAATTATATTGTATTCTTTTTTCAATATATCTTTATTAATAATTCTTTTTAAATGTGTACATATGTAGCATTTATTTATTTTTATTATATTAAATTTTTCTGATAAAAAATCAATTGAATATGTTAAATCTAATGAATTATCTCCTAATATTATAATAACTTCTGGGTAATTTTCAAAAATTATATCAATAAAATTACCTAAATTTGATTCATTATTATATGAATTAATATAAAATAAATCAATTTTAATTTTATGTTTTATTAAAAATTTAATTGATAAATAACTATCAGTTTTAATAGAAAATAAATTTGTATGATTTTTTAAATTTGAATGAAATGTTTCAAAATTTATATATTTATAAAAAAAATTACTATTATATACTTCTAATTTACTATCTATATTATTTTCTAAAAATAAATTATCAAATGTATCAAAACAATAGTAATAAGTTTTTCTATTTTTATCTGATATATATTTTGTTGTTTTACCCAAATAAATACCTATTTCTGCAATATTGTTTATTTTATAATTTTCAAATATATAATCTATTACTAATCTATTATAAATATCAAAATTTCCAAAATTACAAGTTGGTACAAATCTTGTCATCCATAAATCTATTTTAGATACAATATTTTCTTTTGGAAATAATATTCTGGTATCTTTTATTCCAGAATAATCAGGTGTTGATATATTTATAATAAAATTATCATCACATATTAATGCACCAATTGTATAATAAATTCTATTATAAAAATCGTCTAAACATGATTTTTTTTTCAAAAAAAATGATGAAAACCCATTTATTTGTTCAATAAGAATTGGTGTTATATATATAACATCATTATATATAATTGGATAAACTGGTATTGATAAAATATTTAATATATTTTTATCGTCATTATTAAAATTTATAATAATAATATCAGGTTTAGATGTATATTTTTTTAATATAATATCATTCAAATTTGCATTATCTTTAAAATTTATAATTAAAATATTAATTTTTTCATTATTTACTTCATAAAATTTATTTGCATATTTTGATTCAATAATTTTTGTTTTATTAACAGGTATTAGTTTTAATATTTTTTTATCAACTAAATCATTAATAGTTTTTTTTAATTCCATATATTATAATAATATATATTTATTTACCAAAATATTTTATCTTAAACTATTGTATTTTTTTTATACATATATTTTCAACAAATATACTAAATCTTCATACATAAATTCATTGTACCAATAAACATTTTATTGTTTCATTATAATTACCTATTTCTTTTTTAATAAAATCAGGTTTTAGCAAATCAATTATTTTACTGTCATTATTTACTGAAAATATTTTAATATCATTTATTTTATATACATCATATTTAAATTTATAATCCATTATATTTAAATCATTTAATAATATATTTAAATTATTATTATATAATTCAATTCTAATCGTAATATAGTCTATATTACTAAAAATATTTTGAAATAGCTCATCATTTTTAACATCTTTATAAAATTTAACTTTATTTGGATATTTTAAAAATATTATATATCTTGTAATATTTATATTATATATTATATTATCTATTTTAATATCCATATATAATTCACAAGTTATATTTATTAACTTAAAAATAACAATATTTCTAATATCTTTATCTTTTGTTGACTTATTAAAATATAATTCTTCAAATTGTTGTTCATATGTATTAGAAGGTGGCAAAGTTTTACATTCTTTACAATTTTCTTTATTTATATTTTTTTTACCATATGCTAGTGTATCTATTTTAACTATACCTAAAGATGCATTATTTTTATTATCATCAAATGGTTTTTTATATTTTATTGTTAAATTATATTTATAAAATGGATAATCATTTATTTTTAAATTAATATAATTTTTATTGTGTTTTTTATAATTAAAAATAACTAACCATAATTTTTCTAAAAATAAACCCCAGTCAACAGGTTTTTGTTTATTACTATATCTTGAATTTAATACATATGCATATATTAAGATTGATTCAATATTGTTATAAAAATCAATAGAATTTTCTAGAATAACTTCTTTATCAACACTAAACAACCCTGAATAACATATTGGAAATAATTCATTTAAATCTACATTTTTAATTCTGAATCTTTCAACAAAAAATTTATATACATTATCTATATTATATGTTTTTTTTATTAATTCTACCAATATTATGAATTGCTCTTGAAAATAAATATATGGATATCTTGAAACAAAATTATTATCTGCATATTCAACATGTATTGGGCTATCTTTTATCCATAAATTTTTTGTTTTGTTTAGTATTGATTTAGGAGGGTTACTAAATAAAAAAGGTGGTATTTCTTCTGGCCAATAATATGCAGATAGTGGTTGAACAGGTTCAAATAAATCATGATTTTTTAATAAATCTATAAATCCTGGACTATGAAATATAGAATCTCCTTGACAAAATATAGTTTTATCTGCTAAATTGTCATAATTATTTATAATATGATATAAATAAGTATGAGATTCTCTGCCAATATTAGGTAATTTTATACTTTGTATATTAATATCATCTAAGCCTTTATTGTATATTGTTATTTTAATTTTTTTTGGTATTTTTCTTAACCATGATAAATCTTCATTATATCTTGCAATTACAATTTCTATAGTCATAATATAATAATTATAAATATTTTCTTTGTAAAAAAAATGATGCTTTTAACAATATATATTTCATTTATTTAATTTATTTAAAAAAATATTCATTATGTCGTTATTATCTTATTTGCCACGTGATCTACAATGGATGATCCTATCTTTTGTAGGAAATTTGAATACACTGGTTTCATCAAAAAACCGTGATATTAACGGATCTATTTGTGTTTTTATTGAACATTTAATTACAACAAATGATCCATATATAGTTATTATACTGGGTATAACATACTTTGGTCCCAACTATTATATGAATATATTGAATCAGTTGTATATTGGTAATACAATGATAAAAATTGATATTCTCAAAGTATGTTATAGCCATTGTAAATATTCAAATGTATTAAATATGCAAAGAAAACTGAATCTTTCGATTTATCTTGAAAAGAAAGGATATTCTGACAAATATAATAATATTTTATGTGTTAGTATTGATTCCAGATTCAATGATATCGCATGTTTAGTTGATGAGATCAAGGATGGTAAGATTATTCGCAGTGAGAAATGGGGACATATGCAAACGAATGATATATCTTGTATTGACCACTCTTATATTACTTATTTTGCATATTATCCTGTAGTAAGTTTTATTAGACGTATGCAAATTGTTAGGTATTAAAAAAATAAAACAACCTATACATACACCTCCTTTGTTGTTTCATTTAGATGATTTAGATACATTTGATTCTTCAATACAAAAACAAATAAATTCAGAATTTATAAAAGTCAAATGTGATCTTTTATGTAAACTAAGTATATTAGGAAATAGTCCATTTATGAAAGATTGTATAGAATTGATACAAACTAAAAGAAATACCTTTTTTTTATGTTTTTTTTGAAAATATTTTTCAGAGAAAATATATAATAAACTTGATGAAAAAATATTATAAATAATTATAATACATATTCCGATATAAAAATATAATTCTATATTAGAAATATAGAATGAATGCTTCTGAAGTTCCAACTGAAGATAGAGTTCAAATACATAAGTATATACTTGATCCTTTATCAACTATTATAAAATTATGTATTTTATCCAAAAAAACAGTTGGTTGTAAAATATCAGTTTATAATAACACTATTATTATTCAAGAAGCAGGTATATTTCAACCTATTGTGCGATATTGGTATAACAATAATAAAATAGATATTCAATACTTATATAATCCAAAAGAATTAGCGTGTAATCATTTTTTAAATGAAAAGACGAATAATGAAAAAAAAAAAAATCAATATATAAAAAATCTTTTTATAGATGCACAAAAAGGATTATACAAATTAATCGATACATATAAAAATTACACATTATTAATGCATGCATTGTATTATTATGGTAATTTAATATCAAATTATTTAACTGATAAATATAATGATAAATTATTTATACGTGATAATTTATCCAATATTTATAATAAAGAATTAGTGGATAAATTAAATGCAATATGGACAGAAGAAAGAATAAAAGTAGTTTTAGACATGGTTCAATTTGTTGATAAAGATAAGGGTTCTGAAAAATCAATTAAATGCTTAGAAGAATTTATGGTTATAATTGATCAAGAAGTATATGAGTTAATCCAAAATAATTAATCATTTAATTATTTTTCAAGTATTACATTACCTCCTAATGCGTATAGCAATGATTCATATAAGAGAAATTCCTGTTTTTCTGTAAATCCTATATAAAATTCTGGTAATAAATATTTTTTATTCCATCTTAATTGTCTAATTTTTTCATTATCATCACATATTAAACTTTGTCTTGAAGGAATTTTTATTTGAAACCCTCCTTCTGCTCTTTGCAAACGTTCTAATGGTTCTTCATCTTCAGATTTATTATTATTATAGTGATCCAATATCTTTTGGAATGTATCTTTATCAATTGAATCTACAAAAACTTTAATTGGCATTTTATTTTTTTTAATATTTTTATGACTAAGGCAATATTATAAAAAATAAAAATCATTTTTTTTATGTTTATTACATATTTTCCTTCACATACGTTCCGGAGTATATCCTTAAACTTACGCTAACGCTCCAGTTTACTACATATTTTCCCTTCACATACGTTTCGGAGTATATCCTTAAACTTACGCTAACGCTCCAGTTTACTACATATTTCCCTTCACATACGTTTTGGAAAATAACCTTAAACTTACGCTAACGCTCCAGTTTACTACAATGAATTTATGCGTAGATAAAGAACTATACTCTGGAGTTTACGAAGAAAAATACATAGGAAACTAAGGTTTTCTTCACTAAAAATAATTATTTTATAATCTTATATGAAAAAAATTAAAAAAATTAAAAAATATAAAAAAAATAAAATAATAAATATTATATTTGGAAATTTAATAAGATTTATACATTATTATGTAGCAAATATTTTTATTGTATATTTATTATTATTTTCTAAAAATTTTATATTAAATATTATATTATTAGCATTAGTAATTTTTACATTTTTTTCATGGTATATATTTAATTGTTGTATTTTAAGATTAGCTGAACAATATATATTAAATGAAAAAAAAGATGATATGAATAAATTAATATTAAATAATTATATTAAAATAAATATATTTGGTACAGACGTTATATTATTTAATAAAGTTATATATGATAAACATGTTTATATATCAATTATTTTTATCATATTATTTTTAATAAAGCTAATATATTTATATAATAATAAGAAAACCTAGTTTTTTTCACTATTAATGAAGATTCATTGTTCAGAAAATATGTAGTAAACTGGAGCTTTAGCGTAAGTTTAAGGATATACTCCGGAGTTTACGAAGGAAAATATGTAGTAAACTGGAGCTTTAGCGTAAGTTTAAGGATATACTCCGGAGTTTACGAAGGAAAATACACTGTGAAACATATTTAAAATAGTATTTTTTAACGTCGGATATAAAACACACCATTCAACATAAGAATCTAATAAATTTATTTGATGTTTTTCCAATGATATTAGCAAATCAAAATCTTTATTTGTCATTGAATAATTTGGAAAATTAGGAAATGGTCCAGATAAATCAGAAAATGTATTAGTTATTGATTTAGGTAAAAGATTATTATAAATAAATGATGGTTGAATTATAATTACTAATAAATCAACATAATATTTACCTTTAATTCCTAATGAATAGTTTGGTAAAACTAATAATTTATTTCTAGTAAATACAGGTCCTCCTGTAGATTTTGTATCTAAAATTTGTTGTGCAAATTTTTTCCAATCATTTTTTTGAAATACTTGATTATTATTGCTTTCATATAAATAAGGTTTTTCTTTTTCGCATAAGTTATCGTCATTTAAACCAAATAAATTTAATATATTTAAACCGCAAAAATCACCATATGATTCAGGTGTAGCACTATCTTTAATTTCGTTTCCACAACTAATAATAGAAATTATATGTTTTACATTTCTAGATAAAAGTGATGTAATACCTGTCCAATCACAATGTGCTCCATCACCTATTGGAAGGTATGTTGTAGAATCCGATGTTGGTGACCATAAATCAAATGATGGAATTACAGAAGAGAACATTAATGAAGGACTTAGATCTTTATTATCAGAAATATATGAAAACTTTGTTGCTTGAGAAGAACCACTTGTTCCTATTATACTTTCAAGTGTAAATAAATTTTTTTGATATGATGGAATTTTTAAATCTACCGTTATACTTTTATTTGATTCTTTATAATTTAAATTAGGGTTCATTGAACCGATTGAATAAGTACTTTGTAAAACACCGCCAACACAACAATCATCTTTTGTATCATCGAATCCAAATGGATTAACTTTATTACAAATTATATTTGGAATTCCTGAATAAATTGGTGTAACTTGAAATATTGTTGTTCCTCTTATTTTCTTGTTTTTTACATTTAATAGTGCACAATTTGATATCCAAAATGGTGAGTTTTTATGTGGTATAATAGGTTTTATTCCTGTAAGAGAATATGTAATATTTGCTTGTTTTTCATTTAGTGCAACTATTTTATCGTTTAAACCATATGGTTTTAAAAAAACATTACCAATTGCATAATTCCATAAATATTCTGTTCGTATTCCTATATTATAACCATGTTGAACATATTTTTTTACATCTGCATTTATTAATGTATTACCTAAATAATAATTATTTTTGCTTTCAAAATTAATTGTAGTTAAACTATTCATATCAATATCTTCTGGTGGAATATATTGACCAAGTAATATACTACTATCAATATTTTTATTAGCAAATAAATATGTACCCAATAACCAAGAACTACCTGAAACAGTTGATACAAATTGAGAAGATTCAAATGCATTTGAATTATTAATATTTATTTTATATAATCCTCGAATAAAACCAATAAATCCGCTATATGAACGTCTTCCACCAGCTTCAAATGCTAAGGAAACACCTTCTGGGCTATATTTTCTATCTAATTCAATATCGCCCGATAGTTCAGGAAATATTATATTTGAATTTTTATTAATCCATATTTTACTTGATATAATTCTATAATCATTTTTTAAATTATTTGTTAATTTACATTTTTTTTTTAAATTATAAATTATAAAAAATAGATATGCATATAATATTATTAATATTATTGCAAGAAAACCTAGATTTTTAATATGTATTTTCCCATTTTTTAACATTTATATATTTTATGAAGAAATTTTTTTACAAAGTTTAAAGATATTAAAAAAAAATGATTTAAGTATAATTATTAAAGTAAATTCATAAATTTCATAAAAATACTAATATGTCATACGTTAATTATGGTGATCCATATAATGATCCATTAGATGATCCATTAGATGATCCATTAGATGATCCATATAATGATAATATAACAGAAATATCATATGATTCGCAAACAATGCATAATAATCAAAATAATAATAACAATTATATAATTGTAGTAAACAATAAGAATAAAATTAATAATATTTTCAAATATATTGTAATATTATTAACAATATCTATTATATTTTCGGATATAGTTATTTTATTTAAAAAAAATACTTGTATATATCAACAAACATATATTAACTTTACAATGTATCAATATTTATTAGTATCCGTATATTCATATATAATATTATTTATTTATATGTATTTATACATTTCATGTATAATAAAAAATATTGATAAACATACACATAAAAATATAATGTTTATATATTCAATATATAAGTTATATTTGTTTATATTAAATATAATTGGTTTAATTATATTTTTTCATATAATGAATACTGATTTATGTACCATGCAACTATATAATCATATTATGTCAACACAAATTATTAAATTTATATTATTTTTTATGTTAAGTATATTGATATAAAAATATGTAGTAAACTGGAGTGTTAGCGTAAGTTTAAGGTTATTTTCCGGAGTTTACGAAGAAAAATACAAAAGAAAATACTTATATTTTCTTTCACATTTGTTCCAGAAAATAATTCTTTATCTACGAATAAATTCTCCGATAAATTCATTGTATTTTTCTTTGTAAACTTCGGAAAATAACCATAATAACCATAAACTTACGCTAAAGCTCCAGTTTACTACATATTTTCTTTCATATTTGTTCCAGAAAATAATTCTTTAAAAATATGTAAAATAAGGAAGGTATGTGTAGGAAACCTCGGTTTCCTCACCTAGTATACTTAAATAATAATTAAAGTATTATTTAATATGTTTAATAGTGAAGACAATATTCCAGAAGCAGTTTTAGTAACAGATGATATAGAAGTTGGAATTGCAATACCAATACCAATAAATGAAAGAATACACCCTGAACTATTGGTAAATGATAGAAAATGTGCATTATATAAATTTTGTTGTTTTTTTCCATTAGGTTGTTTATCTATTATTTTAATGGTATACTATTTAGTTGAATATAAAAACTGATTATTTTTTTTTATAATATTTAGTTTTCCTATTTTATATAAAAATATTAGGATAAAATGATGGAATCTATTTCAACGCAAGCTGAATCTGCTAATAATTCGCGAGATTATGAAGAAATTCAAATCATTATTAATCAAAATGATGATGATATAACAAATAATCAATCACTGAATGTATGTTTACAAAGAAGTATAATAACTATAATAACAATATCAACATGTTTAGTAATATCATTAGATTTATATATTGCATTTACTGATAATAATTGTATAATTGAAACTATGAAAATATATTTAATTGTTTCTTCTATATTTATTTTAGTTTTATTATCAATATATGTATTTAATAAAAATATTATTAGAATAATTATTTCAAATCACTATTTTTTATTTTCATCAATATATATTTATACTTTTATTTTTATTGGATATGCTTTATGTACAACATTAGGTGCAATAATATATTGGAATATTATTGATAAAAATAAATGTTCATCTTTTGTTAATAATTATTTATATACAATATTGATTATTAAAATTATTGGTGCATTTTATTTATTATATAATAAATTTTTTATTTTATAGTTTATTTTTTCATTAAATAATATATACTTTTGAATACAATTATGCATTTCATATAATTGTTCAATATTGTTATGATTATTATCTTTATTCAATTTAATATTTTCAATACAGTTTGATAAAATAGTTATGTAATCATCATCATTACTATATAATACTTTATTATCTTCAAATAATAATAATGATTTTCTTTGTATAACTTGAATGCGTTCTCTGTCATTCATTTTTATAGTATATATAAAGTTTTTTTTATATATATTTTATATGGAATATTTTAAAGCCAAAAAAAATAGGAAAGAAAGTAAACGTAAAGATAAAAGACATGCTACAGCAGAAGAAGTAATTTATATTTTTGAAAAAATATTAGAAGGATGGAAAACAATAAAAATTTTCAATACTATAATTCAAAATAATCCAAATTCGTTAGTTTTAAAAAGAAATGTAGAAAATATATCAACAGGTAACACTAAAGTTTATGAAACAGAATTAAATGAAGATAGATATAAATATTATATAGAATTAAGAGAAAAAGTTTATAATTTTCATAAAAAAACTATTTTATTAAGTTAAGTTTACTGAGAAAAATACCATATACTATTTATATATTTTTCTTTATAAAATATATAAATGAATAGTTTTGATAAATTGAAAACATGGTTAAAAGTAAAAAATGATAATTTAAGAATGTTTGAAAAAGATTCACGTGGTCTTTATTCAATAAAAGATATAAAAAAAGGCACTATAATAATGCAAATTCCATGTAAATATTTAATCGAATTATCAACTGTTTCAAAAAGTATAACATATAATTTTGATAATACTAATTCAACAATAGCGGCTTATTTGTTATTAGAAAGTGTAAATCAAAAAAGTAAATGGAATAAATATTTAGATACATTTCCAAAAGAGTTGAGTGAATATATTCATTTTTATAAAAAAGATAAAACGTGTTTGTTAAAAAATAGTTCTATTATGTGTAAGGATAGTATAAATATTAAAGATATTATTAAAGAAATTACAAATGATGGAAATATATTTTATGAATTATTAAAAAATAAAAATGAATTACCAAAAGATTATTTAGAAATAAAAGATTTTATAGAACTTTTTATAAAATTTAGAATATATGTAGATTCACGTATTTTTGGTTATACAAAATATCATAAAGATGAATCTGCATTAGTACCATATGCAGATTTATTGAATCATTCTAATAAATCAAATACATATTGGTATTTTGACGATACAAAAAAATCTTTTATAGTTCAAGCAACAGAAGATATTCCTAAAAATACTGAAATTTTTGATTCATATGGTAGTAAAACAAATATTCAATTAATAATTTATTATGGATTTTCAATAAAAAATAATCCATATTCTAAATTATCATTTAGTTATAAAAATAATTTAATTGAATTGAATAAAAAATCTGATTTAGAATCAATATTATATGAATACAATCTTTATAAATATAAAAAGCATATTATTGAATTATTAAAAAAAAAATTATTATTACATACTGAAAATATACAAAAAACAGATGATTATAATATTAGAAATATATTACATGATGATATTATGATAATTAAAAAAATGTTAAATAGATTTTTTTGAATTATAATATTTTTCATATTTATTAATTAATACTTTCTTACATTTATAATGTTCAGGAAGATGATCACTATGAAGTGTTGAATTATTATTTGAACTAAAAATAAAATAAGGAAATTTATAAATATATGTTTTCATATTTTTATCAATAAATAAATCCGCCACATAATATTCCTCATATTCATTTAATATATATTTATTATTTATATAATATTTATTAATAAAATTTATAGCAGATCTTTTATTTATTATATATGATAACATTCCCCATGTTTTATTATCATATTTTGTATAATTTATTCCATTATTCCAGTTTAATTCATTATTTCCTTTTTCTTCATGTATTCCTCCATAATTTAATTTTATTATATCCCAATCTTTTGGAATTTCATTTATGACATCTTTAATTTTTTTAATCCAATATTTTTTAAATTCTAATGTACAATCATCTTCTAAAATAAGTGCAATATTATATTTTGAATTAGAAAATGTACGAATAGCTTCAAAATGTGATAGTAAACAGCCAAATTCAGATAATGAATTTTTGTTATTTTTATTTTTAGTTTGAATTAAAGAATATAAATTTGCTTTTTTACCATTTATGGCATTTATTCTTTCATTTTTTATATTATTAAAAACAGGATCTTTAAACATTTGTAACATTTTATTTTTTCTGTCAGTTGATTCATCCATATTTATCCAATATATTATATCAATACCATTCAAATATGTATTTTTACTAAATGATTGAGATGGATGTATACTTAATATTTTGTTGTTTTCTTTATTTTTTATATCATATGATTTATACGTTTCATAATATAGTTTTTTGTCTAAAATGGAAGGAAATATAGATAATTCCTTCTTAAACTCTGAAGAATATTGATTAATATTCATATTAAAATTATTTTGTGTATTTTTTTTCGTATTACAGTTTTTTTCTGTATTTAGTAACAAAAAATCTATTATGTAAAATAATAGAATTATTATAATTATTAATAATATATATTTTTTCATATTATATATTATTCTTATAAAAAAAATAAAATTATATGTTTTCTTTCGTATTTTCTTCAAAAAATAGTTTTTATATAGACTTTTTTGAATTATAATATTTTTCATATTTATTAATCAATATTTGTTTACATTTATAATGTTCTGAAAGATGATCACTATGAAGTGTTGAATTATTATTTGAACTAAAAATAAAATAAGGAAATTTATAAACATATGTTTTTGTATTTCCAAAAATAAAAAAATCTGCTAAATAATATTCTTGATCTTCATTTAATATATATTTGTTATTTACATAATATTTATTGATAAAATTTATAGCAGCTTTTTTATTTATTAAATATGACATTGCCCCTGATGTATTATTATATTTGGTATAATTTATTTTGTTGTTCCAATTTGATTCACTATCACTTGTTTCTTTATGTATTCCGTAATATAATTTTATTATATCCCAATCTTTTGGAATTTCATTTATAACATCTTTAATTTTTTTAATCCAATATTTTTTAAATTCTAATGTACAATCATCTTCTAAAATAAGTGCAATATTATATTTTGAATTAGAAAATGTACGAATAGCTTCAAAATGTGATAATAAACATCCAAATTCGGATAATGAATTTTTGTTATTTTTATTTTTAGTTTGAATTAAAGAATATAAATTTGCTTTTTTACCATTTATGGCATTTATTCTTTCATTTTTTATATTATTAAAAACAGGATCTTTAAACATTTGTAACATTTTATTTTTTCTGTCAGTTGATTCATCCATATTTATCCAATATATTATATCAATACCATTTAAATATGTATTTTTATTAGAGGAGTCAGACGAATATGTTTCATAATATATTTCTTCATCGAAAGTTGATAAGGAATTATTTTTTGGAATAAATGTAGAAGATAAATCATTCTTAAACTCTGGATAATATTGATCAATATTAAAATTATTTTTTGTATTTTCCTTTGTAAACTTTATTCTATTATAATTTTTTTCTGTATTTAGTAACAAAAAATCTATTATGTAAAATAATAGAATTATTATAATTATTAATAATATATATTTTTTCATATTATATATTATTCTCATAAAAAAAATAGAATAAAATTATATATTTTCTTTCGGATTCTCTTAAAAAAATAGTTTTTATCTAGATATAAAATATTAATTTGTATAAGGTGTTTCTGAACCAGTCAATGCAAATCCTCCCCAATCATCATTCGATGGTAAACTTTGACTTGTACCAAGTCTTCTATACCAAAGATTTGAATAAGCTCTTTGTTGTCCCTTTGTTAAATTCATATTTTTTACATATGTTGTTATAGGAAATCGTTCTGGATGATGTCGCATCATAGCGTATAAATTTTGTTGTTTTAAAACATATTTCTGATAATTTATTTGACTTAAATTACAACCTTGTTGTAATTTACATTGAATGGGTCCTTTAATAGGTATTACTTGACCAAATGTTGCTAAATCATAAGATTGGAATTTTTGCTTGGTACAATATAATTGTTTTTCTTTAACACAACGGTTACTATTTGACCTTATATAGTCAGGCATTATATTATATATATTTATAAAAATTATAAATCTATTAATTTTTTTTTTGCATTATTTAAACGTTGTGAAAATTTTTTATTAATTTCATTTAATTTATTTAATTTATTTTTATTATTTTTATTATACCAAGATCTCGGATAAAAAAAATATTTACCAGTAATTTTTTTTTTTTCTTTTTTTAAATATTCTTTTTTTAATATAATTTTTTTTATGAGATCTTCTATATTTTGTCTTTCTTTTTTTGAGTTAATTTTATTTTTAGTTTGTGTTAATAAAATATTAGTAGATGAATTTATGGTTTTTGAATTTTTATTTTGTACAATATTAGTTGATTGATTTTCTTTTTTTGAATTTTCCTTTTTTAAAGTATTAGTTGATGAATTTCCGTTTTTTAAAATACTATTTGATGAACTTTCTATTTTTGAATTTTTCCTTTGTACAATATTAGTTGATGAATTTCCATTTGATAAAATACTATTTGATTGATTTTCTTTTTTTGATTTTGTATTATTCATATTCTATATATATTTTCCAATATAAAATTTATTTATAAAATATATTTATTTATTTTCATATTTATTCTAAAAAAAATATGAAAAACTTATATAATAAACCTAGATCTTTTATTTCTCACAATTATTTTTTTCAGCTTTCCATGCAGATGGATCAGCATCACTCATAAAAGGTTGTTTCCAAAAATATGGAATAGTATATTCAGTTCCAGGATAATAACTTTCATAAACTTCCCTATAATATAATGATTCTTTATCATATGGTTTATTATGTGTATATTTTTCTTTTTTCAATTCAAACTCTTCATCACTATATTTTGTATCCATATATTCATTAATAATTTCATACCAAGGTTTTTCTGCATTGCTAACACCATCAGAAAATGCCGTTTTAACCCTCCATGCTAATTCCTGAGGTAATATATCTTCAAATGCCTTTCTAAATAAATACTTTTCTATTTTTTCTTTAGAAAATCTTTTTTCAGATGGTTTTATTGACATACAATATGTTAAAAAATCTTTATCAGAAAATGGAACACGTGCTTCCAAACCTGCTCCTGAGATTGATTTATCTGAACGCAATACATCAAAATATTGTATATTTTCCAACATTTTTATATTTTCATTTTGAAAATTAATATCATTGTCAGCATAATAAAATCCTCTATAACTTGCAAAAATTTCATCAGAAACATCACCACAAAAAATTACTGTATCATCACTATGTTCTCTAATATACAAAGAAACCAAATAATTCCCAACTGATGCTCTAACAGATGTTGTATCATAACTTTCAATTTGTTTAATTGTTTTATCAATAGCATCTAAAAATTGATTATTCGTTAATTCAATAGAAGTATGATTAGTTTTAAAATAATGCGCCGCCATTTGTGCATAATATAAATCAACGGAACCTTTTAAACCAATAGAATAAGTACTTAACATATATGGTTTATATTTACTTGCAACAATTGCTGAAACAGTTGTACTATCTAAACCTCCTGATAATAAACATGCTAATTTCCGATCTGACATTAATCTTTTCTCAACAGCTTTTGTAAATAACATTTTAATATTCATAATAATATTTACTTCATCGTCATTATTATATGTTAAATTAGAAAAATCAAAATATTTAGTTATTTCATTCGTGTTAGAACACCAATAAGATGATACTGGAAATTGTTTAATTTCTGAACTAACAAGTTCTACTAGACCCTTAAGTTCGCTGCAAACAATAATACCAAAATCATCAAAATTCCAATATAATGAACGAATACCTAAATGATCACGCGCAATATATAAAATATCTTTATTAGAATCATATAAAACGAATGCAAATTCACCATCTAATAATTTACATGTTTCATCAATACCATATAACAAATATAAATGTACAATAATTTCACAATCACTTTCACTCTGATATTTATCATGTAATCCATGTTGTTTAATTAAATCTTTAAAATTAAATATTTCGCCATTACAAATAAGATGTATTCCATCAATTTCAAATGGTTGGTTACTTTCAGAATTTAAACCATTAATTGCTAATCTATGAAACGTAAAAAATAATTTCTCATTAATTCTTTTATTAATTGTTGAATCGGGACCACGATGAACAATTTTATTAGCATTCTCAATTAATTCTTTATCACTATGTTTTGTACCTAAATAAGAAAATATTCCACACATTATATATATTATTTTATTAAACTCTTTTTAAGCTATTTAATTTATTGATAAAAATATATTGTTTAAATATATGGTTAAAAAAAATAAATCTAATAATTTATACATATATTTTACGATAATAATTATTATAATTATAGTATTTATTATTATATATAATTTATTTTTATATGAAGACATAATTGCTAATAAAAATATAAATTATGAATTAAATAAAAATGGTTTTGTTATAATTAAAGATGTTTTCACAGATAATCAAATAACATATTTAAAAAACAATTGTAATAACAATAATTTTAAAATAGTTAAAAATTATCTTATTAATAATCCAAAATTAAAAAATATTATAAAAACAAATCTTAATGAAAACTACATTTTTCAAGATTATATTTTTATTATTAAGAAATCAATGATTCATACATGTCATCGTGATAATAATAGTATTTTTTACAATGATTTGCAGAAACATAGATCATATACTATGTTAATATATTTGGAATATATGGAAAAGTGTTTAGGTGTAATTCCTGATAGTCATATTGATGCTAATTCACATAATATTAATTTAACAAATAATGTGATAAATTTATTATGTAATAAAGGAACTGTAATATTATTTGATGCTAATTTAATACATGTTGGAGCATTAAATAAAAAAGATGATAATCTCAGAATACAAATGAAGATAACACATAAAGATGATATTAATGCTATATCATATTATAATAATTATAATAAAGTTTTAAATGAGAATAATAATTTACCAGTTTATATAAGAAAAGCACAAAAAAGACTATCATGTACATTTCCATTTATATCTTCTTATACAAAAGAAGGTATTAAAAAAAATTCAGAAGAAATGAAAAAAGGTAATGAACCTACGTTATCACAAAAAGTATACTCATATTTATTACATGGAAATCCAAACTTTTATAATTTAGAAAATGCATTTAATAATAGTTAAATTAAATATTTATGAAAAGTACTTGAAGATGCACAATCCTTTACATGAAAAAAAAATTATGAAATAACTTCCAAATTAAAAGTTGAAATCCATTTACCATCAACTTCGCATTCACATTCATTCCAAGCATTAACTGATACTCTATAATTTCTTTCAATTTGATAATGTGCCATTGCAAATTGATTTAACGGACTACGACCTTTATATATTTGTCCATCATAAATAATAGCATTTTGTGTTGAATCATATATACCTATCCAAGTTTTATTTATACCAATAGTATGACGGATACGTTGTTTATTTGTAAAACATTTTTTTATATCACGACATTTTTTTTCTTGTTGACTATCATTATCTATATCATCATCAATATTTTCTTCCAAATTTTCTTCTTTCCAATATTCACCATCCATTAATTGAAAAAAAGTTTTTACTTCTTCGATAGAAACACGAAAAAATTCTCTTTTAGGATTAATTCTTTCGGTATATTGTGATAAAAGAATATGAATAACAGATTCTTTTTGTTTAACATTCGAAACTTTTTTTGCAAATTCTATTTTATATGGAGTTGGTGGTCGCCAAGTATCAGAACTATTTGCTTCAGATAATCTTTCAATCGGGGTTCTTTCTGTCATGCCAATTTTAAGAATACCTGGCATTGATATGTTTGAAAAACAGTAAATATATCCATTTATACATATATCTGTCATTTTATAGAATATTTAATTAAAACTAAAACAAATATTATTAATAAAATATTTCATTTTTTTTAATTTTTAAATACATAAATATTTTCCTTCACATACGTTTCGGAAAATAATCTTAAACTTTCGCTAAAGCTCCCATTTAAGGTTATTTTCTGGAATGTATGTGAAGGAAAATACAATGAATTTATCGGAAGAAATGCAGATAAAGAACTATACTCAGGAGTTTACGAAGGAAAATACAATGAATTTATCGGAAGAAATGCAGATAAAGAACTATACTCAGGAGTTTACGAAGGAAAATACAATGAATTTATCGGAAGAAGTGCAGATAAAGAACTATACTCCGGAGTTTACGAAGGAAAATACAAGTAGATATTAAAAAATTGATTTAAATATTATAGTAATTATCTTATCATTTATATTCATGAATATACAGTAAATTAAGATTATCTTCATGAATATAAAATGATAAGATACAGTAATTATTTTTCAGAGGAAAGGAAAAACATTGATATTAGTATTGTAAAAAAATTATTGAATGAACAAAATAATAAATGTATAATATGTGCAACTGAATTAACTAATATAAAAGATCATAAAAATTATCATATTGATCATATTATTCCTCTTAAAAGTTTAAATAAAAATAACATATTAGGTAACAATGATATTGAAAATCTTCAATTATTATGTAATCCTTGTCATAAGTGGAAAACAAGAGAGTTTGAAAAAAATATGTTAGTTATTATACTTGAAAATAATCATAGTTTAGAAATATCTAAAAATTTTCTAATTGATAAAGAATTTGAAAATTATATTGAATATGCAATAAAACAAATAAATATTCATTTTAATGATATTGATAATAATGATATTACAGATATAGATGCACAAATAAAAATATATAATAATTTTTATACAAATAAAATATTAACTTTAAATAGTAAGAATATCTTAAAATATATTCATTTAGACGAATACTTTAATTATATGGATAATCAATTATATTTATTTATGAATAACTTAAATTTATTAGAAGAACAATATTCAAATAACTTACATAATATACAAGAGTATATAAATATTAAAAATTGTAATTTTTATATTGTACAATCTAAAAAAGAGAAAAAAAAATGTAAAAATAAGAATTTGAAAAAATCTGTAAGTTCTTTTACATTCGTTCCACCATGCGTAGATAAAGAATTATTTTCTATAACAAATATGAAAGAAAATAGTAAAAAAAGAAAAAGAAATGATTGTGATTGTGATTATGAAATAATTACAAAAAAACGAAAGATAAATTTTTTTTAATAGCTTTCTTGAAAATAATCTTAAAGTTATATAAATTAAATTATGAAAAGTTCAAAAGAAACCTAATTAATTTATAAAAAGTTTAAAAGAAACCTAATTAACTTATAAAAAGTTCAAAAGAAACCTAATTAACTTATGAAAAGTTCAAAAGAAACCTAATTAACTTATGAAAAGTTCAAAAGAAATCTAATTAACTTATAAAAAGTTCAAAAGAAACCTAATTAACTTATAAAAAGTTCAAAAGAAACCTAATTAACTTATAAAAAGTTCAAAAGAAACCTAATTAACTTATAGGAAGTTCGAAAGAAACCTAGGTTTCTTTCTAGGAAGTTCGAAAGAAACCTAGGTTTCTTTCTCTTATTTTGTAAAACATGGATAATTATATTTAACTAATAAATCATATAAACTGGAAACACCTCTTTTCATAATATTTTCAACAACAGATTGTGCTGATTCAATACTTCCACTATCATTATTTGCATATATATTTACATCTACATTTGTAAAAATTAAACTATATATAAAAAATATTATAAAAACCGGAATTAATATAAATAGTACTAACATAAATAACCCGTAAAACTTTAATTGATTAGCAATACCTTTTATTTTTCCACTATTAGCAAAATTATAATAAAAATATATTAAAATTATAAATAAATATGGTATCATTAAACCCATTTTAAAATTAAAATTATTAACAATAAAATTAATAAAGTTATTATCTTTAGGTTCAATAAATCTATATAGATTGGGAAATATTGATAATTTATTATTTAAAAGCGTTATAAACAAAATTATACAAATAAGTGGAGCAAACATTAAAAACAATAATAAAAAAGCAAACCATTTTTTATGTTTAATATCATAGTTATCGAATTTAAAAAGACTTATTAAAAATGGAATAAAAAAAGGTATTAAAAATATGAGTGCAAAAGATATTATTATAAAATAATTTGTTGTTACTGATATATTTGGATTTTCAGATGTTTTTGATATACAATTCATATTGTTATAAGGGTTGTTATTTGGATTCACTTGAATTATATTTGAATAAATTGAATATATTACATTTTTTATTAAACTATTTAATATTATAATAAAAATTATAATATAAGATATTATAAATAATACATATGAATGACTTGCTAAACCAATATATTTATTGCAATTTATAATATTTTTACCGTTATTATCTTTAATATCAATATCTTTACATTTATCATCTGTTTTAATTATATTTAATGACATTATATTAAAAGGTGAATTAAACGTTATACTTTTAAAATAATGGTCTAAATCATTATCTTTTATATATTTATTATTAAGATCTAAATGATATAATAAAGAATATTTAATTTTAAATAAATATGATATAGATAGTATTACTAAAATAAAATAAAAAGGTATAAATGTAAATGTGTTACTTATTAAAATTTTAGAAAAATCTTTTTTATTTAAAGAATAGTTTATATTTCCATTTCCTTGCATATCTATTTTATTATATATTAAATATATTTTATTTGCTAAAATATAAATAAAATAATAAAAAGTATTTTTCATTCTTAAAATTTATGCAAAAGTACCATAACTAATAATACTATTAATGATACAATATATCCAAATGATACAGTTATTCCAGCGACTGATCCAGCTTTTAACATATCAACAATATCATAAACATCGCCCATTTTACTCATTACATTACTACCTGTTTTTGTTGTTTCTAATACATTACAAAATGAATTCATTACAAATATTTTTAGCATTGATTTTATTAATGTTTCTCCTTGTATATATCTAGAATGATTTTCAATCGAAAAATTAGTCATTATAGTCTCTAAATAATCGAGTCTATCTTTAATTTTATTAATAGTAGTTATATCATTTCTAAAATCAGTATCTATGCTATCCTTTACTTTAGAGTATATGTCAGAGTTAAATGTTTTTAAATATTGTCCTATAATATCTTTAGTTGAATCAGATAATCTATCTTTATGAGTATTTAATATATTTTTTAAAAATCTTTCTCTATCATTTATTTGTGTTGGTATATTATCACTTATTTCAGCGTTAGATAAACCATATTCATATAAAGCTTGATTAAATAATATAAAAGCTGGATAAAGACCTTTTGCTTTTATAATATCCGAAATAAATGTATTTTTTAATATATCTACTACTGCATCTCCAATTAAAAGAAAATTATCTGGGTTACAACATCTTTTAAAATCATCAATACATATATTCTCATCTGTTTTTTTAAATGTTTTTATTTTAATATCATTTTTTTCAGTAGTTTTCTTTTCAGTAGTTTTTTTTTCAATATTTTTCTTTTCAATAGTTTCTTTATCAAATAGTACACTATCATCTTTAAAACATGATCTAATAGATTCACATTTTATTTCTTCAAGATTTTTTAATTTATCAGTTAACATTTTACCGAAAGATATTGAATCAAATTTAGTTTTACATCCAACATCTGATACTGTAGATAATACTAATTCCAACCCTATAACAAAAAAATTTAAAAAACTAAAATATAATGAGGTTATTCCTCCTATAAATGGAACAAAAAAAAATGGTATATATTTAATAGTATTAAAATTTCTCTTTATCAATAATAAAAGCGGGTTAAATGTTGTGTTTAAAAAATAAACTTTTTTAAATAAATTTATAGTAAAGTCTATAAAATAATCACCAAATCTATATCCTATATATATTAGTATATATATACAAGTTAGTATTAATCCAACCAAACTTCCTTTACTTATTGGACTACACATACTTTGTGGACTGTCTAAAACGTTATGTCCTTTTAATGTTACACAAAATATTATTAATGGAAATGTTATTAATACATATATCATTAAAATGAACATAACATATTTTATAATTGATAAAAAAAATCCAATTCTACTAAATAATGTAACTTTACCCAAATTGCATACAATATATTTACCAATTGAAGCAATACTTTTTTCAATAATTGTTTTTATTAATGATGATGTTGTTGGTATAAATCCAGTTGGTAATATTAAAATTGGAGCTAATGAAATAGTAAAAGCTATTATTACTATTGCAGGATTAGCTTTAGCAAATGAAGTAAATGAATTTCCACCTTTTTGTTTTATATTCAATGTTAATATTGATTTATTTTTAATTTCGTATTTTTCTAAACTATTTGTTCCATCTAAAAAATTACCATTGTAATCAATATAATAGTTTTCTATATTATTATTTAGTTTATATTCATTTAAACTATCATATAATATTGAATTTATTGATTGATAATATTTAGTTTTTATTAATTTCGTATTATTATTATATTTTACATATATTTCCATTCTTATAATTTATTAATATATTTTTTAAATTTTTATATTATATTTAAGTAATTAAATATAATGAAACCTAAACTACTAAATAAAAAACTTATTAGTAATTTTATTAATAAAAATAAAAAAGATATTAATATTGAATATATAGATAAAAATAATATATTTTTTAATTTTTTGATTATATTGTTTTTTGTATTGTGTATATTATTTTTAATATATAGATATTTAGAAAAAAAAAATAATAAAAAAAATATTTCATAATTATATAAATGAGATGCATAAGTAATGATAATATACCACTTTATACAGAAAGTTCGCCTGATTGGAATAATACTGGACATCCGCCTCCTCCTTTTGCGGTAGGATTAGAAGTTGGAATGAATGAATATATTTTTGGTAGAACTACACCAAATAATCACTTTGTCGTTGCTACTGGTTTAGAAAGAAATCCACATGGAATTGAAATGATTGGTGGTAAAATGACAAATAAAAAGAAAATGGTTTCTAAATCTCCTAAAATAACTGATGGAAAGAAAATGGTTTCTAAATCTCCTAAAATGACTGATGGAAAGAAAATGGTTTCTAAATCTCCTAAAATGACTGATGGAAAGAAAATGGTTTCTAAATCTCCTAAAATGACTGATGGAAAGAAAATGGTTTCTAAATCTCCTAAAATGACTGATGGAAAGAAAATGGTTTCTAAATCTCCTAAAAT